TATCTAAATCTACCATGACTTCGTCTTGTTTTATTTTATTTGACTCTGGCATAGTTTCCTTCCTATGTTAATATTTATGTAGAATATCCGTTGGATCTTCTACGGTTGCTAACACTTCGTCTTCATTAAGAAGACGTACTTCCCCACCATCAATTTCTATTCGTGATCCTGCATAACGAGCAAAGACCACCCAATCACCAACCTTGCACCATGGACCATTTGGATATCTCTCTTTATCAACATAACAAGCGTCTCCCATCGCAAGAACGTTTCCGCATTGTGATGCTACTTGTTGTCGGTCTATAGTTTCACCCCCAAGTAAAATTCCGCCTTTTGTTTTTTCATCCATTCTAAATGGCAAAACAAGCATTCTCCAACCTGTTGGTTTTGGTAATTTTGTTTTTTCTTTTGTAATTTCTTTTTTTGGTTCTGCTTTTTTTACGCCTACTAAATCTTTATTTGGTAGGACTATCTTTGGATTTGTGGTCCCCAATGTCGATGACTGTTCCTTCATTTTTCTCCTCTGAGTTAAGCAGGCTAGAAAGTTCCTGACGCACTGATTCCAATGCATTGATTTGTCCTAATATATATCTATATTTTTCCATACTGTCAACACCAGTAGTTATAACATTAGTTAGGTTTGCTAGTTGAGCTTCTATTGCTCTTTGTAATTTATATATTACTGTTTCGGGACTCATTTAACATTTCCATCTTCTCCGTGCCTGTCTTATTCGTGAGTTAGGATCGTTACGTGTTTTAGCTGACGAGTTTCTTAATTGTCCTGCACTACGTGCACAATACGACTTACGTCGGTTTGCAGCTTTTGATCCTGGTTTCACTTTTCCAGTTACGGCTGTTTTTAATTTACTTCCAGGGTTTGCTCTTCTGTAAGCAGCGACACCCTTCTTAGTCATACCTGCTCCAGATTTTGTCGGTCTGTAATTACCACCTTTAGTAGTGGTTTTTCTTATAGGGTTTTCCCTACTTCTCATTACGCTTTTTTAGTTGGCTTCTTAGCTGTTTTAGCTGATGCTTTTAAAGCTTTGTCAGTTACAGAACCTTTACCTGGTTTACTTTTGCCAGATTTTTTTGCTCTGTTCATGTAATAGTAAAGACCTTTTTTAACCGTACGTCCGTCTTTAGTTACATGAGTATCTTTTCCTGATCCACCTTTTTTAAAAGTTCGTCTCATCATGCCGCCTCCCATAGCTTTTTTTCTACCAGCAACAACATCACCAAATGTAATTTTATTTTTTGGTTCTGCTAATGCGGCTAATTTTTTTTCTTTAGGTGTAGTTGGTGTTTTACCTTTAGTTGTTCCATTTTTATAACTCATTCTCATATTATTTATCTCCTTTTAATGCTTTTTTAAACATTCTACCTATTACTTTATTGTTGTCTTTTATAATTTGTTTTTTTCTATCTGATTCTTTTATAGTTTTTTTATTACTAGATTTAAATGTATAATCCTTACCTTTAAATTTTGGATTTTGAGACTCAAACAAAGTTTGTTTTAATTTTGCAGCAGAAGCTTTTGTTTTTTGTATTTGTTTAGCTAATTTACTTTTAGCTGTACCTAAACTCGTTGTATTAACTTTTGGTTTAATGGCACTGATGACCATGTTTGTTAAATATTTTCTCATTATTTTTTTCTTTTTATTATTTTTTTAGAACTGGCTTTTAGTCCTTGTAAAAGTTTTTTTGCTTCAGGTAAACCCACAGCTTCTTTTACAAAAGGTTCTGCAAGTTTTTTAACACCATCAGTAACACCCTTACCTATATCTTTAAGTAGTTTGTATTGATCTTTTACACTTGTCATTTTTTTCCTCCGTTCTTAAAAATTTGTGTTCCTTTTATACCATAAATGGATGCTACTACAAGTATCCATAAATTTGTAAACCATTTCGGAAGCTCTGAGAACATCTCAAAAAACAATTTTACTTTGTCCATTGCTCCCGGATCGTCACTTACGACTGCCCAAGCCAGAATTGCGATTGGCAAACTTAAAATTATCAAAACTGCCTCGTCCTTCCAATCTGACTGACGGGCTTCTAAAAGTTTTCCCTGGTAAGCTTCTTTTCCTTCGGCCATACGAGAGGCATGCATAAGCTGTGCATCTGACATAGCCATTTTAGTCTTCTGCTTGTTAGCATAAATTTTACTACCAGCAGAGACGGCTAATTTAATTGCCGAAAACCACATACTAATACCAGGTTACGTCTTTTTGTTTTCTTGCAGCACCAGTTCCTTTAACTGGATTAGTATCACCTGTAGCAATTTTGTTTTTTCCTCTAAAACTTTTTTCTGATTTAGGGTCAACAATCTTTGTTTGCTCTGGTATTACTATTTTTTTGCCGCCTGTTTTGTAATTCATCATAATATATTCCTTTTACCTGTTTGGTTTCATGTTTGCAAGATCAAATCTAGCGTCATTCGCTATTTCTTGCTTCTCTAATGATGTATCAGCACGTAGTTCTGCTAATTCTTCGTTCTGTTCCATCTTTTGTTTAGTTAATTGTTGTGCTTGAAGTAGTTTTGCTCTTTCAAGTTGTTGATTTGCAGTTGTTTCTTGCTGTTTACGTTGGTTTTCCATTGCTTTTAGGTCAACCTCACGTGATTTTAGTTTTAAAAGAGGGTCATTGTCAAATTGTGACGTAATTTCTTTTTCTTCTTTCATAAAATCACCTGTCATCTCAGCAATTAACACAGCTTTTCTTGCTTCAATGTTTTGTGTCATCTCTTGCATCTGTTGTTGTGCTTGTGGATTAACTGCTGCTTGTTGTGCAAGCTGTTGTAATTGCATCATCTGTTCTCTGTACTCTAATTGAACTTGTTCTGTTGCCATTAAACTAATGTGCTCTAAAATATTTTTTTGCATTGCAGCCATAACGTTAGGATTGTTTCTAACTAAGTTAGTTGACATAAAATTTAAGTGAGCTGTAACATGTGCTCTGTGATCTTGACCTGGAAATGCTTGAAATGGTTTTCCACCTAATGCATTTATATGTTCCATACTCGGATCCATGGGTGCGTTAGGAGCAGGTGGTGGTAAAATTCTATCTATGTCTTTTATACCTAATGCTTCATACATTTTTCTGTATGCATTGTACAGGTTATGAATTTGTGGACTTGCCATTGCCATTTGTAATCCAGTTTGAGCTAAAGATATTCTTTGAGACATAGAAAATATATTAGGATCTGCAACCGGTAATACATCAACTTTATCATCAAAGTCTGCAACTTTAATATTTTTTTGTCCACCAACAACATCATAAGGATATTCGGGTGGAAGGTATGTTGCAAATACCTTTGAAAGTAATTTAAATTCTGATTTTAATGCAGCGTATAATCTTTTATGGATCGCTGACATGACTCTTGAACCACGTTCTAAAAGAGCTACGGTCGTCCCAACAGCTGCTTGTTGGTTCCCGTCACCGACCTGCATGTCAGCAATTGACGCGAATCTTTGTCCTGCTTGAACAACAATTCCCATTAACTGCAATAAAGTTGCTGATGGTTCTTTGTATGGAAGAAATACGAAAGCATCTTTTAGATTACCACCTGGAGTATCTACATCTTTAAATTCTCCTGGTTGTATTGGTGTTGCATCGTCTTTGACTCTAACACCTCTTTGTTTAAAACCTGCGGGTAAGTTTGATAAAGTCCCTGCGTCTAATAACTGACGGAGAGCCGCCGTTGCCGTACGACTCAATCCGCCAATCATATGTATTAATCCAAATCCATAAAATCCTAGTCCAGGCAGAAATTTAAAATGGACAAAATATTGGATTTTATTTTTAAGTGGATCATTGGGCGCAAAGTTTCGTCTTATTGACAAAACCTTTTGACTACCTTCTTCGATTGTAACGACGTAAGGTAATTTTATTCCAGTTGGTTCACCATCTTTACCAACATCTTCAAAACCTTCTAAATCTATAGTAGCGTGACATTCTAATAACGTGTAAAGTTTTTCTCCTTTACCTGATTTAGTAACTCCTTCTAATTCACGTTCTTTATCTGCTACTTTGTCAGCATCTGTAACATCAGAGGGTTTTGATAATTCTATATCTGAATAAAAACCATTTACTTGTTGTTTACGTAATTCGTTTTCAGAAATTTTTATAACATGGATGACTGTTTCCGCATCGTCTAATGAGGTAGCCGTATACGGAACAACAAGGTCATCTGCTGGGACAAACTTTGATACAGCTCGTCCTAATAAATCATCGTAATAAACTTTTTTAAAAGTAGAACCTGCTAGAGGTAGATGAAATAACATTTGATCAAATTCTGGTTCGTATTCTTTCATTTGATCTATAATTTGATAGTTCATAAAATCTTTTACTCTTTGTGCTTGTTGTTCTTTTACAGGATTTGATAAACCTAAAATTTGTGTTCTAACTGGGCCATCTGATGGTAATAATTCTTTGTAAGCTAATGCTTGAAACTGTGTTACAGCTTCTGCAAGAACTGGGTGAGTTGCACCACTTGCTCCTTGAAAAGGTTCGTTACGATTATTGTATTTAAATCCTAAAAGATCTAAACCACTCATATAAGATTGTTCCCAATCTTTTCTTGATGCTTTGTAATCTTGATAATCTGATCTAAGTTTAGATCCTAGTGGATCTAAAGTATCTTCTGGTAAAATATCTGCAAGGTTATCGAAGTGTGATTCTGTGCTTGCTTGGTTCACGGCACTTGGTTCAAAATCAATCGTTGCACCACCATCTTCTTCTGGTGTTACTTCTACTGGTCCTTTTTGCTGTTCTTGCTCTTGAATCTCGACATCTTGTTCCTGCCCAGGAACTTTTAATTCAGTACGAGTATTCGGGAGAGCTTTATCTATATCTGCCATTTATTCTCCGTTATAGTTTTCTACCATTTTTATATAATGAACGCAACCCTTGTGAAGCTGGTCCTGATTCTGGTGGTGGGCCTGATTTATCACCACCGGATAGTCCTGCTATACCACCGCCTGCCATGTTTGCAACTCCACCTGCATCTGCAACAGTTTGAGTTCTTATGGCATTTAAATAATCTTGTAAACCTTGTGCTTGATTATATTTTCCTGTTGCTGGGCCTACTTTTGTAATCCCATATCCAGGATTTTGCATACCAGCTTCTTCAAATAATTTATTAAGACCAAAAGGAGTATAACCTTGTCCATAATAATCTCCAATATCTTGAAGTT